GTGAGAAGCCTTTTTTTGACATTTAAAGCCTTTGAGCTTAGAAGATACAACATTCAATGCAACTTGAATTTCTTGAGAGCTTTCAAAGTTCACAATTAAATCAAATATTGATATAAAACAAGCAGATCAAGTTGAAATTGATTCAAAAAAGTATGTTGTGAAAGAAGTGAAACATTATTCTTGAATTTCTTTTCAAACAACAAAGATTTTACTTGCTATTCAATAATTATGTTAAATTTTCAAATTAAAGTCAATTGACTCGAACAATTTATTCAAAAATTAGATTCAAAGCCAGAAGTTGCAAGATGAATCAATAAATGAATCAAGAAAATTATTTTCTTTATGGAATGAGAAGCAATTCCATTCACCCCAGTTGATAAAGGTATTTTAAGAAATTCATATAGACAAAAGTTTTCAAATCTATTTTGAAGATTATTCAATATTAGAGATTATGGAGTATTTGTTCACGAATGAACAAGATTCATAAAAGCAAACCCATTTATGACAAAAGCATTGAAAAAATGAGAATGAAAAATTGAAGTTATTATGAATAATGAAATAAATAAAAGTTTATCTATATTAAATTAATATTATGATTTTAGAATTAGAAACAGCAATCAAAACAAAACTTGAAACTATATGAGATTTTCAAGTTGTTTATGATTATTTCACTTTGAAAACTACTTGATACCCTTATGCAAGTTTTGAACTTAATTGATTTGAATGAGATTATCTTGATTCTCAAACTATTTTGAGAGATTATAAATTCAATGTGATGATTATTCAAGAAGCAAATCAAATAACAAGAGAAGAAGCAAAGAAAATCATTTATAATTTACTTGATGAAATGGTTGAGAAGTTTGATTGACAAATGGAGCTTTGAGAATCAATGATTGTCAATTGAAAGATTATCAAATGAGAAATGTGAACTTTTTCAAATGCAGAATGAAATGTTCTTGCACTTAATATTGAAGTTTCACTTGAATTTGAACAAGCAATGAATTAATATTGAAAAAATACAAAAAAAGATTAAACTTAAAAATATATTAAGGATCTTGCAAATTAACTTCTAATTATAAAAAGAGATGTGAATATTAAATAAAATAATTTCTTGAGCAAAGAAGAAACAAGTCTTTGAATCATCTTCAAATTTTTCAATTTCTTCTTTGATTTCTTGATTTAGTGAAGAGGTGACAGATGAAAAGCTTCTTGGACTCTATAAAGGGTGGGTTTTTGCTGCTTGTGATTCAATTTGAGATTGACTTGCTTGAACAAAAAGAATTGTTTTCAAAGATAAACAAGAACAAGAAATTATTGAACATAAATATTGAGAAATATTTGATTATAATATGATTAAAGCAATTGCAATCTTCTTGAAAACTCTTTGAGTAGTTCATATTTATAAAGAAAAGATTTGAGGAAAAGTTGTTTCATTAAAACTTTTGAACTCTCTTTTTGTTATTACTCAAAAGAATGATATGTGAGAAGTTGTTTGATATGGTTATGCAACTTGAAAATGATATTTTAAATTTACAAAAGAAGATGTTCTTGAAATAAAAACTTTCTCACCTATATTTGCAGATAAATGAATGTCACCATTGAAAGCGGTTGCAAGTCAAGTTGCAACGGACCTTGCAAGTGTTGAATTCAACAAGATGTTCTTTGAAAATGGTTGAAAACCTGGAACAATTATAAAACATTCTTGAGAAATAGACGACGACATAAAAGACAAATATATTGCAAAATTTAAAAGTGATTTTATGTGAATCAAGAATTCTCATAAAGTAATGTTTGCAGATAGATGAATTGAACTTGAATCATTGAATGTTTCTCAAAAAGATATGGAAGTTGTATGACAAAGACAATTTGCAATGGAAGAAGTTCTTATGATATTTAGAGTTTGAAAACCTATTCTTTGAAAAAGTGATTGAGTATGATTTGCAGACAGAAAAGTTCCGGGCCATTATTTGAATGAATACACTTTGAAACCTCTTGCAACTCAAATTCAAGAGTCTATCAATAAAGACAAAGATTTGTTCAAAGATACTTGATTTCTTGCTTTTCAATTTCCTATTGATAAAGATGAATTAATGCAAGAATTTCAAGCAAATCTTATCACTAGAAATCAATATTTAATTGCAACTTGAAAACTTCCATTTAAAAATTGAAATGTTTTTTGGGATTGAACAGAAGCAGAAGAAATTGAAGAAAAGAAAAATTTAAGCTTAGACACAAAACTTGAGAAATCACTTTGAAATCTTCTTATAAATAAAGAAAAACAAAGCATATTTTGAACAGAAGAATATAATCAAAAAATGTGGAACACAAAAATTGTGAGAACTGATTTATATGAAAAAGAGTTTGAGACTATTCAAAAAAAGATTTGGAATATTCAACAAAGAGAAATCACAAAACAACTAGAATGACAAAAAGGATCAATCAAAGCTTTGAAAGAAAGTGACTTGATACCAGAAAAGAAAAGTGTATTGCAATATTTAACAATGTTCAATCCATTCTATACAAAATTTATGTGAAAAGAATGACAAATCACAATTGAAGAGATAAGTGATGAAGATTTCTCAATCTCAAAGACTAATAAATGGATTTGAGAAAGAATTGAGAAGATGAGCAAAGATATTGATGAAGTCACTAGAAAAGAAATGTTTATTCTTATTAAGCAATGAAATAGAGACAAAGTTTGAACTTCTCAAATTGTTGCAAGTATAAATAAAAAGTTTTCTCTTTATACAAAAAAGAAATGAAGAGTTGAAAATATTTCAAGAACTGAAATCACAAGAGCTTCAAACAAATCACAAGTTGAAGCATATAGACAATCTTGAGTTGTAGAGAGCAAACAATGGTTCACGGCTATTGATGAAAGAAGATGTGAATATTGTGCTTGATTACATTGAAAGACAATCAAATTGTGAGACGCTTTCTTGAAGTTATGAGACAAACAACTTTGACAAGTTATAAAATATGAAACTCTTGATTTTCCACCAAGACACCCAAGATGTAGATGTATTGCAAGACCTATCATAAATGTAAAAGCAATGAAACAAGTGCAAGAAATTATGCTTAAAAAATGAATTACTTTAATTATAAATAAATAAAATATTATGGAAAATATAATCACACTAAAAAAAGGAGAAGTTGAATTGAAAATCACTTCAAGACCAAGTGTTCAACAAATGGATCAATTCTCAATCTTAAAAAGAAAGTTTGATAATTATGTGATGTGAGATATTGTTTTCACTCTTGAAACTATTAAATTATTATTGATTGATAAAACAAAAATGAATGAGCTTGATGATTTATTAAGCAAAGAAGTTGATGAAGAAGTTGCTTGATATGTTTGAGAATGGAGTGAACAAGTGATTGAAATATTTGAAAGAGTTTGAGAGTCTAAAAAAAAATTGAAATAATTCTTTATGATTATAAACAAGCTCTTAAAAGTAAAGTGTGAAAGCCAGTTGATGAGACAATTTGGATTTGTGAATTAATGGAAAAATATTGACAAAAATTCTCATATTGGGAAAGTGAAATTCCAGTTGAACAATTTGACTTGTTAAAGTGAAAAATGATAAATGATAGAAATAAAAAATAATATATAATATTATAGAAAATGGCTAAAAATAATGATGTAAATATCACTCTCAAAGCGAAAGACCAAGCTTCAAGCAAATTCAAAAAGATTTGAAAAAATGCTTGAGGTCTTTGAAGTAAATTAAAATGATTATGAGGTCCTTTAAAAGCAATATGAATTTGAGCCGTTGGGGCTTGAGTGGCCTTGTGAGCAATATGAGTGAAAATGTTTAATATGGCTGATTCTCTTGAAACAACTATTTGAAAATCAAAAATAGTTTTTTGAGAGTATTTTGAAGATATAGACAAATTTTGAAAAGAGAATGCAAAAGCAATGTGACTTTCAAGATGAGAGTTTTTAAAAACAGCTTCTTGAATGCAAGATTTATTGATTCCTATGTGATTCACAAGAGAAGCAGCAATGTGAATGACTCAAGATACAATTCAACTTGCTTGAGCATTGAGTGAATGGAGTGCTTGACAATATACCGCGACAGAAGCTTGAGATATATTGACAAAAGCAATGTTGTGAGAAACTGAACAATTGAAATCAATGTGAATCTCAATTTCTGTTTGAAGTGATGAATTTAAAAATCTTCAAGCTTCTATTATGCAAACAACTTGAGCAACTGAACAACAAGCAAAAGCAATGGCCGTGCAACAATTAATAATGGAGAAATCAACGGACGCTCAAGCAGCTTATGCAGATTGAGCAGACTCTTTGACAAGAAAAAAAGCAGAAATGAGTGCAACAATGAAGAATCTATATGAGACAATTTCTTGAGCGTTACTTCCTGCTTTTCATTCTATTGTGAAAGTTCTTCAACCTATTATTGAGAAAGTTGCAACTTCAATCACATTATGGTTTGAAAATAAAGAAAATGTTGAAAAATTAACCGCGGTTTTCCATACTATTATAAAAGTTTTTTGATTATTGTTCACGGCTATATGAAAAGCAATTTGGTTCTTGACTAAAATGTGAGAAATGCTTTGATTTGTGGCTTTTAAAGTAGTTGAATTCTTTTGAGTAATGAAAGACAAGTTCACAAGATTAAAAACTCTTGTGGTTTGAATATGGACTTCAATTTCAACTTGAACAATTAATGCTTGGAATTGAATCAAAGATTGAGTGACTTGAATTGTTTCTTCTCTTTATGATTGAGTAGTTTGAAAGTTTACGGCAATGTTTGACAAAGTAAAAGCAATTTATGATAAAATTAAATGATGGCTTTGAAATATATTTTGAGCAGAAGACCAAGCAAACAATGCTGCTTCTAATATTAAAAGCTCAATTGATTCTCAAAATTCAACTTGAACTTGAGCGCTATCTTGAGCAAGAGCAAATTGAGGTTCTGTTTTATGATGAAATTCTTATCTTGTTTGAGAGAATGGCCCGGAAGTATTCACACCAGCTTCAAGTGGATCAATTGCAAATAATAGTTGAAACATTGCTCTTAATGTGAGTTTTTCTTGAAATCTATGAAGTGAATGAGATAGAAGAACAATGATTGAAGAGATAAAAGAAGAATTGACTAGAACAATGCAATTGCAAAAAATGGGTATTTCTTAAAAATATATTATGACAAATATAAATTCATACAATAAAACGGCTTTTTGAGGTTGACAACCTTTGTGAATCACATTGCAAGATGATATTGCGGTGAATGGTTTTTGACTTCAAAATGAATATATTTCAACAAGAAAAATTTATGAAAAAAATAAACTAGATTCTTCAAGTTTTGAATTTCCAAGAAGAGATTGAAAATGACTTCTTTGATATTATAAAAGATGAAAAACAATCAATTTAGACATAACAATTAGATGAGATAATGAGCAAGATTTTAGAGATAGAATTGATGAATTAAGAAAGAATATTTTTCAAGAAGAAGTTCATCTTGATTGGAGAGTGAATTGAGTTATAAGAAGAATAAAAGTGATTTGCAATTGAAATCCTTTGACATTCAATAATTATAATATTACTTTTTTGAAAACAAGTATAAGTTTTGAAACAATGGAGCCATTTTGGTATAATATAGGTTATCAATCACAATCTTTTATTTGAAAATCTTCAAGCTTTCTTTCTACTCTTGAAAATGATTGAACAGATGTCACAGATCCACTTGTCACTTTATTATTCAAAACTTCACTTTCTTGAGTTGATGAAATTAAATTCAATATTTGAGAAAATGAAATTATTCTTAATGAAACAATTAATGATGAAGATGTTGTTGAAATAAATAGTGAAACAAAAGAAGTCTTTATTAATTCAATAATTAAAGATTATGATTGAGTGTTTCCAGAAATGGTTGTTTGAACAAGTGTGATTGAATTCACTATAAATTGAACCTTTGAATGTGATATTATAATTATAAATAGAAAAAATTATGTTTAATTATAAAGTATATAAAAAAGATTGATCCTTTAAATTCACAATAAATCCAAAGAGTGTGAAAAATGAAGTCAAATTTAGTGCAAATGAAAATTGATGACAATGACAAATGTTGTTGTCTTTAAATTATGACTTTGATAATGCAACAATCAATAATAGTGATTTTATTAAAATTAGAAAATGAACAAGTTTAATTTATACTTGAATTTGTCAAAAAATAACAAGAAGAATCACAAGTGATATTCAAGAAATTAATATTCCTTTATTATGATTGTGAACTCTTCCAGGTTATTTAATGTTTTTTCAAGAATGAGGGGCTTGATATTCTTTCACTTCAAACAAAGATCCTTCTTTAATTTTTAAAGATGTAATTAATTGGATCGGTTATTATTATTGATGATGGCTTTCTTATGATGACACTTCAATTCCTTTATATTGAAGCAATG